CGACCATCGCAAGGGGTCAGTCACTCTCTGACGCAGTCGACTGCGGCGAAGGTCAGCTGGTCAGGATCACCATGCCACCGGAATGGACCGATGCGCCCCTGACGTTTCAGTTCTCTACCGATGGCGTCTTCTTCAATGACATGTTCGGTATCGATGGCTATGAAGTCACGATCCCGGAAGTCGTTCCCGGGTCGGGAGTCATCATCCCAGGAGACGTTGGCCGAGCAATCGTCCACATAAAATTTAGATCCGGAACCCGCGGTGATCCGGTCGAGCAGGAAGCCGAGCGGAACTTTGCCATCACCGTGATGATGGAAGAACTCGAACTGGTGGATCCGGATGTTCCGGAGGCTCGCCGTTGATCGAGAGATTCACCATCATGATCGCGTGGCTTCTTCCAAGGAAGCTCGTGTATTGGTGCGCCATCCGGCTCGGGTCGGAGGCGACGGTGCGCGATGACATCTATCGCTACGAGGGTGACGTACCAGACATGACCTTCATCGACGCGCTTCAGCGCTGGTGCAAAACCAGCAAGCAGGATTGCTGATGTTCCATTTCAGCGACACCTTTCATAACTTCTTGAGCGGCCTCGGCGTCGTCGGCCGCGACAAGATGACTGCGCATTCTTATATCTCGCCGATATGGAACCGCCAGCAACTGGAAGCCGCGTTCAAGTCTGACTGGATTGCCCGCAAGGCCATCTCCATTCCTGCGCAGGATGCAACCCGCCAGTGGCGATCGTGGCAAGCGAAGCAGGACCAGATCGAAAAGATCGAGGAGACCGAAAAGCGCCTCGGGCTCCAGCTGAAGCTGCAGATGGCGCTCACGAAGGCGCGGCTGTACGGTGGCGCGTGCTTGATGATAGGTGTCGACGGGAACCTTGCATCTGAGCTCATTCCAGAAGAAGTTCCGTTGGACGGCTTCAAGTTCATTCACGTGCTGGCACCGCATCAGTTGACCGTCGAAGAGCTCGAGAAGGATTTACTCTCTCCTTATTATGGCCAGCCGAAGTTCTATAACATTGATAACACCACGAGGATTCATCCCTCCAGGATGGTTCGTCTCACGGGCTTGGACACCCCAGACCCAATGACCAATCAGGGTTGGGGCGACCCGATGATGAACGTCATCAGTGATAGCGTGAACTCGGCCGGGGCGGTGATGTCTTCTATCGCCACCATGATCCAGGAAGCCAAGTTAGATGTTATTAAAATACCCGGCATGACGGAGATCATGGCCACCGAGCAGGGGACCAACCGCCTCATCAAGAGGTTCTCAGAAGCCAACGTCGCCAAGTCCGTGATCAACGCCATCGTCATCGACGGCGAGGAAACATGGGAGCGTATCGGAACGAACTTTGCTGGGATGCCGGAAGTCCTCCAGATGTATCTTCAAATAGCTGCGGGTGCCGCGGACATACCAGTGACGAGATTTCTGGGACAGTCACCGGCGGGATTGAACTCCACGGGCGAGGGTGATCTTCAGAACTACTACGACAAAGTCAAGTCAGACCAAGAGTTAAGACTGTCTCCGGCGCTCGAGAAGCTGGATCAGTCGTTGATCAAGAGTGCTCTGGGGAAGCTGGATCCAAACATCTTCTACGAGTGGAACTCACTCTGGCAGATGGACGCGGTTCAGCAAGCCGACATCGCAAAGAAAAAGGCCGAGGCTTCCAAGATCGACGTCGACGCAGGATTGGTGCCGGTGGAAGCTCTGGCCAAGGGTCGATGCAACCAGCTTATCGAGGACGGGACGTATCCGGGTCTCGAGGCTGCCATCGAGACGGCTTTGCTCAATCAGGAGCTTGGCCAACCGTCTGAAAGAGGAGAGATATCTAATGCGGAAAGCGGTCAACAAGAGGGTGACGAAGAAACCGATGGTGAAGACGGCGAAGAGAAAACCAACGGCCAAGGCAACGGTAAAGCTGCCGAAGCCAACGGCGCGGGGGCGTCGCGGTGACAGAGCCTCGACCCTCGGTCGCGCCCACTCCGTCGCCTAGACGAAGGGATCCGAGTCGTAGTGCAGGATTGCGCCGCACCGGGCGGAGCATCGTCAATTCCAGGGTGGCCGCCCTGCATCGCAGTCTGCGGGTTCTAATCCAGGAAGAGGATGTGCCGGGACTCAGGCTCTTCGAGCAGCCTGACATCGCGCTCCCCTTCCTGGAGGACCCGGCCTCTCGGTTGATACGCACCGATAGAATGCTTCGTGAAGTGGTATCGTCCTCTATAGAAATACCATTGGATGACTTGATCACCGTCGCGGTGCTGCGTGGCGTGGCGCTCGGCTCTAATGAGATCAAGGCATCGGCAGAAATAAACACTTCACGGCTGGCTAGAATTCTTTCAGAAGCCGTGAACATCGAGGTCAAGGGCATCAGCTCAGAAACCCAGCGAAGAATTCTGCGTGCCGTGTCGAAGGCTCTCATGACCGAGGCTCGCACAGAAACCCTAATGCTGGTGGTGCGTCAGACGCTGGAGGAAATAACTAGAAGAAGACTTCTCATGATGATCAGCACGGAGATCGTTCGGGCTATCAACCAAGGCAAGCTCGCGGCCTACAAGGCAGCCGGGATCAAGAAGGTGGGAATCTATCCGGAATGGAACCCCCGTCCTATTGTACCGACCTTTCGAATTCGGGATGCCATGGTGAACATACTCACAGCGGGAGACGATGAAGTCTGCGAGGATTGCGAAGATATCGCAGGTGACGGGCCTTATAATATCGAGGAGGCTAATGATTTAATCCCGGCCCACCTGAATTGCCGGTGTGCATTTGTGCCCGCTGACGATGAGCGCTATGCTGAGATCATCGAACGTCAAGAGCGTCAGCGTGAGGAACGTGAAGATGAAGATTGAATCTTAACAAGGAAACATACCGATGTCTGTCATCAAGTTGAAGCCAGGAGAAACCGTCATCGTGTCCGCTGGGTCACCGGCGCGGCCCGACAATACGCTGCCCGGTCAGCAGCCGCGCCCCGACAATACACTGCCGGGACAACAACCGAGGCCGGACAATACGCTGCCGAGGCCGGAGCAGCCTGTTGATCCGTGGTATGGGATCGATCTCGGGCTCGGCTACGTGCGGCCCGATAATTCACTGCCGCAACCGCAGCCAGTGCCGCCGGTCGATCCCGGCTACGGTGTCGATGAAGACACCGGCTATGTGCGTCCGGACAACGAACTTCCGGTGCCGCCGCCTCCGGTTGATCCGGCGTGGGGCATCGATGAAGATCTCGGCTTCCTGCGCCCGACGCATCCCATCATCCTGCCGCCGGACGAAAAGCCGGATGGTCCAGCTTGGGAAATCAAGGTTGCCTGGACACCTGTTACCGGCTGGGTCGTCGTCGCGATACCGAGCGGTGAACACGTGACGCCATCTTCTGGGATTGGCAAACGTAAATAACTGAGTTATACTCTAAGCTTGAGATCTGGCTCCCACGGGCGGCGCGGTAAAATGCGTCGCCCGCTTTTTATAGAGGGATCATTACAAAGGGGAAAACCAGATGCCACGCACATTCACCGTGATCGACGGTTTCAAGGACGAAGAGCTCAAGAGCGAGTACGTCGCGGGAATGAGCTACACCGCGCGCGACGAGGATGAGCTTCTGCTCGGGTTCATCGATCAATGGATCGAAGAGGGCAAAGTCAGGGAAGGCGGACCGCAGGCGCAGGTCACGGGGACCGCCGAGGTTACCGACAAATGACCGTCCGCGAACTCATCATGGAGCTTCGTAAAATAGGCAATCACAACGCGCTCGTGTTTCTCGACAGTGGCGCGCCCAGAAACATCCTGGCCATCGAAGCCCAGGAACACGGCAACGGTCGCGCTGACATCGTGTATCTGCGCACCTACAAAGAGCATGGTAACGCGACAGTCTTGAGTTCGTCGCGCAAGATCGTCTGGCAGACAACCGAAACCGAATAGGAGGCTGACTTGGCCGTCACACACCCGACCGCCGTGCGCACCGCGCTCGCGGACTTCGTTGTCGATCAACTCGACGTCAATACTCCGCCCGGTAAATTGATCATGCAGACTGCGGCGGCCGCGACAGTCGCGACGTTGACGTTTGCCAACCCGGCGTTCGGTGCCGCTGCGTCAGGCACTGCCACGGCAAACGCGATCGTCGCAGATACCAATGCCGTCGGCGGAACGATTGCGAAGGCAGAGCTTCGGCAAGGCAACGCCACCCCTATCATCTTATGCAGTGTCACGGCAACGGGTGGCGGCGGTGATATCCAGCTCAATTCAGTGGTGATCTCGGCGGGCCAGCAAGTGTCTCTCACTTCGCTGACCTACTCAGCTCCAGCGTAAGCTCCCGGCTAACAAGAGGCCTTCCCCCCTCTTCCCCCTGCCGGTAGGGAAGTGCGGCGGTGCGGTT